GAGGTAATGATGGATGTGTTCAATATAATACTGAAGTTATAGATGCCTTATGTAAACGATTAGAACTATTAGAACAGGAGATATAATATGTGGCACAGACTAATAGACTTCTTTCATGAAGACTTTAATAAAAAATATGGTGAGGGTACTAAGTATGACCTTGACTATGGTAAACTATTAATAATAGCATTATGTATTTATATAGCATTGGAGGTATAACATGACTAAAAAGAAACCTATAGAAGTTAATAAAATTATAAACTTAAATAAACAAGATACTAAAACACTATTGCAAATATTAGAAAATCTAAGAAGTATAAATGCTCATACAGATGATAAGTGTCCAATAGACTATGACCAAGTATGTCAGTTAGATGCTATGGAACATCAAATTGCTAACATGGTAGGTGCTGAGGTCAAGTGTGAACATGACCATTATAGTAGATGGAGTGGTTCATATGAATATAAAACTTGACATGTCTTTAATAACTTAGTATAAGCAGTTATCAGTTACCCAACGCCACATGTTGTGGCACAATTAGCAAAAAGGAGAATTAATATGCCATTAGATTTCGTAACAAACCCACTATTTACTATAGAAGATACCAATTTAGACTTTGGAGTAGCCTATGAGCCAACTAAAATGGAAGGAAAGAAGTATGTTATCAACGATAGAACAGGAAAATATATAGGAATAGTAGGCGATGGCTTTACATGTGCATCACACCCTACATTTTTTAACTCTATCAAAGAAGTTATACAAGACAATCGTATGCCACATGAGTTGGATAATGCTAACGTTAAAATATCAACGTCTAGGAATGGTGCATGGGCATTAATAGATGTGACTCTGCCTAATGTTAAGCATACTATCTTTACAGATAAGCATCAGACAGAGATAAGTGAAAGAGTTATAGCCTTACATGGTGTTGATGGCTCATGCTCTAATCAAGTATATCAAGGAGCAATAGATATGTTCTGCACCAATGGTCAAATCTCAGGTGACTACGATAAGATACGTAAGAAGAATACAAGTGGCTTTAACATAGATAGGTTCATACAAGAACTTAAAGATGCTAAGACTAACTTTGATATACGTTGTAGTCAGATGCAAAGATGGGCAGAAACTCCTGTTAGAGTTAATGTCAAGCTATTACTTGAGGATATCATAAAATCTGATAGACAGTCTAAGAAGATGTACTCCCTTGCTCAACAAGAGTTCAGTAAGAGAGGTAAGAATGTCTTTGCATTATACTCTGCTTTCACTAACTACTCGTCATATGCTGATGAAAGAAATGGTTTTAACATTCGTAATACAGGCAATGATACTCAAGCAGAAACTATGTGGAAACGTGAGCAGGAAGTTGCCAAATGGATTTCAGCACCACGATTCAAACAGTTATTAGTAGCTTAGTATGAAAATAAAAACACTCATACAGGATTACTATTTATCCTTTGAATACAATAACTTACGAGAAGAAACTAAAGCACAGTATAAGTACTTTTTAGAGATAATGGCTAGTACTACTGTTAAAAATAAAGAAAGGCTAGGCAGTATTTTACTGTCTAGTCTCACTACTAAGATGGCTAAGATGTCATATAATATATGGTGTGAAAGAGGATTGTCTATGGCTAATCACATCATGTCTGTAACTAGGGTACTACTAAATTACGGAATAAATATGGAGCATTGTATAGTGAATCCATTTAGTAATATAAAGAAACGTGTCGTAGCTAACAGAAAAATAGTGTGGTCAAAGAAAGACGTTATCAGGTTTCTTGATATCGCTTACTCTGATTTTAATACAAGGAGTATTGGTCTCATTGCTCACATGGCATACGAATGGTGTCAAAGAGTTGGAGATATGCGATTGTTAGAATGGTCTAACATAGATTTTGAGGAGAAACGTATGAATATAGAACAGTCTAAACGTAGGGCAGAAGTATTTTTACCTATCTCTGATGAATTATGTGAGATGCTTCTACAGCAACAGGAAGATTATGGCTTTCAGAAGTATGTAGCACCTCGCCCAAGAGCATACAGAGGTGTCTACACACCTTACACACTTACTAAGCTACCCATACTAGCTAGAAAGTTAATGGACTCTGTTGGTCTGTCTAAGGAACTTAGGCTTTCTGACTTACGTAGAACAGGAACAGTTGAGATGGTTGATGCAGGTGTATCTATGGGTAATATTATGTCTGTCACAGGACATGCTAACCCACAATCTGTAAAGCCTTATATGAAGAACACATATACTAGTGCGAATTTAGCATTACAAACTCGCAGGGGGTTGACAGAAAAAAAATCTCATGCTACAAGCATCTCACATGCCGACAAGGAAGGTTTAGTATAACAATATGATTAATATATATGAATATGTAGAACAATTAAGTGTAGAGAATGGAGAAACTAAAAGGATGAATTGTCCTTTGTGTAATTCTTACAAAACTTTCTCTGTCACAAATAATATGGGTTCATTACTTTGGAATTGTTACAAAGCAAGTTGTAATATAAAAGGTAGTAGTCGTGTACATTTAACTGTTGAAGAAATACGTGCTATACAAAAGAAAACAGTTAGTACAGATACTAAGAAATTTGCATTACCTGAATACGTTGTTCCTCACTCTGATAACAAAGCAGTTAAAGAATGGTGTGCTGAATGGCTTATTGATGCGAATGAATTAGATTTATATTATGATGTTAAGGAAAGCAGAGTTGTCTTCCCTATTAAATCTGATGGCAGGATTGTTGATGCTACAGGCAGGTCTATCTACAACAAAATACCTAAGTGGAAACGTTATGGTGACTCAGGCTTGCCATATTCATTTGGCTATGGTAGTATCGCAGTTGTAGTCGAGGATTGCATCAGTGCAGTTTGTGTGGGTAGTGATGTATATGTTGGGGTAGCAGTTTTGGGTACGTCATTATTAGACTCACATAAAAGATTCCTGTCTCAATTCTCGACTACTATCATCGCACTTGACCCTGATGCTTTACCAAAGACACTTTCTTTTGCTAAAGAGTTACGTTCTTATGTAAAGGATGTTAAGATACTAAAACTAAAAGATGATATAAAATATAGATTGGAAGAAGATATAGAAAATTTGAAAACCCTAACCCCAAAGGAGATATAATATGGAACTAGCATTAGTAAGAAGTTTAATGGATAAATCGTTTTACGATGAACATAGAGGAGCTAGGTGTCCTGATAGATTATTTAGTAAGGATACACGAAAGATAAAACAGGCTATAGATAATGCCATGAGTAGATATGAACGTACTGTAACACCTGATGAGATTGAAGCATTGTTTATGGCAAACAATCCATCTATGACTACTGCTCAAAAGCAAGCCTATAGTTCTTTGTTTAGACAGATAAAGAATGAGAAACCATTAGGAGAAGATGTAGCACAAGAAGTTTTGTCTAAACTATTCCAACAGATTGTTGGAGAAGATATTGCTAACATAGGTTTTGATTATGTGAATGGAACACATTCAAGCTTAGAACCTATTAGAAGTATACTAGAATTGTATGGAGATGATTTTACACCTAACCTAAATGTGGAGTGGGATGACATGGATATAGAAACACTATTAGCTAAGAACGACCTAGAAGCACGTTGGACTTTCAATGTACCTACACTTACAAGACAAGTAGAAGGTATCAATGCAGGTCACTTAATTGAGATAGGTGCTAGACCTAATACAGGTAAGACATCTTTCCATGCAAGTATGATTGCAGGACCAAATGGTTTGGCTCATCAGGGTGCTAATTGTATTATCTTATGTAACGAAGAAGGAAGTCATAGAGTTGGTGCTAGATACTTAACTGCATCAACAGGTATGACTATGAGAGAGATAAAAAATAATCCTACTAAGGCTCGTGACTTGTATGCACCTGTCAAAAACAATATTAAGATAAAGGATGCAACAGGTAGAGATATGTCTTGGGTTGAGAGTGTATGTAAATCTTATAAGCCTGATGTAGTTATACTAGACATGGGAGATAAGTTTGCTAGGACAGGTGGCTTTGCTAGGACAGACGAAGCACTCAAAGCTAATGCAATTTATGCTCGTATGATTGCTAAAGAACATCAGTGTGCTATGTTTTATATGTCACAATTATCTGCTGATGCTGAAGGTAAGGTGTTGCTTAATCAAAGTATGATGGAAGGTAGTCGTACAGGAAAAGCAGCTGAAGCTGACCTGATGATTTTAATAGCTAAGAATCCACCACGACAAGATGAGACAGAAGAAGATTTACAAAGACATTTAAATGTGGTAAAGAATAAACTTACAGGATGGCATGGTGTCGTTCATTGTAATTTAAATTATCAAATAGGAAGGTATGAAGCATGAAATTAACACTTGATGTAGAAAACACTGTTACAAATCGTAATGGTAAGATGCATCTTGACCCATTTGAACCTACTAACAAACTCGTTATGATTGGTTGCTTAACAGATACAGGTAAAGAGTATCTATATAGAGACAACTATGATGGAGTGCAGGAGTTATTAGATAGTGCTACTATACTGATAGGACATAATATAGTACACGATTTAATGTGGTTATGGGAATGTGGTTTTAACTATGAAGGCTCTGTATTTGATACTATGTTGGGCGAGTACATATTACAACGTGGTAACAAACAACCTTTATCTCTTGATGCTTGTGCAGAGAGATATGAATTAGAAACACAGAAACAAGATACGTTGAAAGAATACTTTAAGAAAGGTGTAGGGGTAGATGAGATACCACCTGAAGAATTGGCTAGTTACTTATCAGCAGACTTACATGCAACACAACAACTGTCTGACGTTATCTATAAAAAGTTAAACACTACTGAGTATAGTTCTTTGATGGATACAGTTATACTAACTAATAAAGTTGCTATAACGTTAGGTAAAATCTATAGAAGAGGTTTTAAGGTAGATGTATCTAAACTAGATGAGGTTAGAGTTGAGTTTGAGAAAGAGAAACAAGACATAGAAATACGTCTCAACAAACAAGTACGTAATCTAATGGGTGACACCCCTATTAACTTAAATAGTCCTGAACAAATGTCTTGGGTTATATATAGTAAGAAACCTATAGATAAGTCTATGTGGTCAAATAACTTTACTCCTTATATGGATAACTCAGAGTATAAGGAAAAGGTAAATGAGTACTCTAATAATTTATATAAGACACAAGCTGTAAAGTGTTTTGAGTGTAGAGGAGAGGGTTATATTAGAAAGGTAAAGAAAGATGGAAACTTATACTCTAAGCCAAGTAGGTGTGTTCATTGTAATACTTCTGGCTACTTATTTAATAATACGAATACGATAGCAGGGTTAAAGTTCACTGCTCCTACTGCTAAATGGGTAAGTAATAGTGGGTTTACCACAAACAAATCCTATTTAGATATACTAAGAAATGTAGCTAAGAAAAATGATTTGACAGATGCAGTCAATTTTCTGACAGACTTACAGAGGTTGTCAGCTTTAGATACATACCTATCTTCTTTTGTAGAAGGTATTAATACTTACGTTAAACCTGATGGTATGCTCCATGTTCGTTTACTACAACATAGAACATCTACAGGTAGGTTCAGTGGTGCTGACCCTAATATGCAGAATATGCCAAGAGGTGGTACGTTTCCTGTCAAGAAGGTATTCGTGTCACGTTGGGAAGGTGGCAAGATACTTGAAGCTGACTTTGCTCAGTTAGAGTTTCGTGCTGCGGCATATTTATCACAAGATAAGGTAGCAATGGATGAAGTCTCTACTGGATT